CACGCGGTTGCCGCAACCAACCGCTGGGCGCTTTTTGCCCACGCATGCGTCAACCACAGGTTGACAATGCGGATCACCTGCGATTTTATGAAAGGATACTAGCAGCTTGGGAAACAGAGGACTGTGGAAATTACGTGCGGCTAGGTCCCGTCATGTCGATCGCCGGCCTTCGCCTGGGCCGACCGTGCCGCGATGGCGGCCTCAGCCTGAGAAGGCATCACAGGCCTGCCCACGAAAAGCAACCGTGGATCGCCTTGCTTCTGCTGAGGGTAGGTTCTTTGTCCTTGTGGTGTGAATGAAATTGAAGTACCATGCAAAAGCAATGGTGCTAACTGCAAAAGAAACCTGGGGCACATACGATGGCCAAGCGTGACAGCCGTATTCTCAGCATACTCACTTCCCGGCAGCGAGTGGAGGTATCGGAACTCAGCGAGCTTCTTTGTGTCTCGGAGGTCACGGTTCGCAAGGACTTGGATGCGCTGCAGGAGAGGGGGCTCGTGATTCGCCAACACGGTTTTGCCACGCTCTCCAACCTCAATGACGTGGGTGGGCGCCTGGCATACCACTACGACGAGAAGCGCCGCATCCGCGTTGAGATGGCGGGGGAGTTCACGGATTCCGATGTTATCGCGCAGAGCGAGGATTTACGCGATCTCGAAAGATTCCTCACGATCCCCGGAAACAGCGATAAAAGCTATGCGATCGAGCAGTGGCGTAAGATCGCGGCCGAGCAGCGCAGCAAACTGAACAAAGACCTAGAGCTCCTGCCGACACGTATCGACGAGGCAAGTAAGAACATTGCCGAGAATGTCGAAGACATGGAGGCCCTGAACGCAGAGCTGAATCGGCTGGAGGAAAAGAAATCCTCCATCGAGGAGCAAAAGCGACGCTTGAGCACGGAGGATGGTCAGCAGGAGGCGACACGCGCAGCACTCGCAGGACTCGAGGTCGATCTTGCGAAAAAACGCGCAGCCTACATCGAGCAGAGTGCGTCGGCAAACAGGGAACTCAATGCGGATATCGACCACATGAATGACGTCAAGCGTGACGTTTTGGACAAGCTGGACAATCTCAAGCGCAAGCACCAAAACAACCTCGAACAGATCAAACGCATGCAGGAGCAGCGCAAGGCGCTCATGGAGGAATACGCCGAAGTCGCTGCGCGGCAGTGGGATGCCGGGGCGGAGATTTGCCCGACCTGTCATCAGCAGCTCCCCCCCGAACAGGTGGAGGAGCTGCGCGCTGCATTCAATGAGGAAAAATCCGCCGAGAAGGAGGACATCAACCATCGGGGGCAGGAATGCAGCAAGGACAAGATCGACGCTCTCACTGCTGAAATCGACATACAGGCGGCAGATATTACGGCAATGGAGAATACCGTTAAGGAGATGGAGAACCGTATCGGATCGCTCAAGGCGATCATCACTACGCCGCCGCCCTTCGAGGAGACGGAGGAGTACAAGGAACTCGCCACCCGCATGGAGGAACTGCGCGATCGCCAGCGTCTCGGACAGAGTGCGGCGGATGGAACGGCAAATGCCTACGATCGTGACATCCAGACGGTGAGAGACGAAATCGCCTCGGTCAACATGCGGATTGCAAAGGCTAAGGCTTCCGAAGACAGCCGTAAGCGTGTTGGAGAGCTGCGGCAGGAACTCAAGCAGGCTGCCGAGCAGATAGAGAATCTCGAGTATGGGATCCATCTCTGCGAGGAGTTCGTCCGGATAAAGGCCCGCATGGTAACAGACAGCATCAACGCGCATTTCCGCTACGTACGGTTTGTTCTCTTCCGCGACCAGATCAACGGCGGTCTGCGGGAGATTTGCGAACCGACGATCCGCAACAAAGACGGTGAGTGGGTGGAGTATCGCAGCGCCAACTACGCTGCGCAGGTCAATGCCAAGATCGACATTGTGACGACGCTTTCCGAGCACTACGGCGTACATCTCCCGATCATCATGGATCAGGGAGAGAGCGTCAGCACACCGCTCAATGTCGATACACAGCTGATCCGGCTGATTGTATCAGCAGAGGATCAAGCAATAAGAGTAGAGCTCAAGAATTAAGGAGGACAACATCATGTCACAGGCAGTATTAGCACGCAACACCACAAACGTCGCAACGATCGAGAACTGGGTCGAGAGCGATAACGTCAAAAAGAAATTCCAAGAGGTACTCGACAAGGGAGCAGGAGCATTTGTGACAAGTCTTCTTAGCCTCGTAAAGTCCACCCCGCAGCTTGCGGCTGCAGATCCTAAGACGATCCTCAGTGCCGCGATGACCGCCGCAACGCTCAAACTTCCCATCAGCCCGAATCTCGGATTTGCGTACATCATCCCATACGGAAAAGAGGCGCAGTTCCAGATGGGCTACAAGGGATACATCCAGCTGGCGATGCGTACGGGGCAGTACAAGACCATCAATGCAGCAGTCGTCTACGAGGGGCAGATCGAGGACATCGACTTCGTAACAGGTGAGATCATCCGCGGCAAGAAAAAGAGCGACAAGGTAGTCGGATACGTTGCCTACTTCGAGCTGATCAACGGATTCTCCAAGACCATCTACATGACCACTGAGGATATGCTGCGGCACGCGCAGACATTCTCCAAGAGCTTCTCGCGATCCTCCAGCGTCTGGAAGACAAACTTCGACGCGATGGGGCTCAAGACGGTGATCAAGCAGCTTATCAGTAAGTACGGCATCATGAGCATCGACATGCAGAGCGATCTCGCAACTGCAATCAGCTCGGATGTTGACTACGACCGGGCGGAAACGCAGAATGTGACGCCGCTCGAGCAAGCTGCAGCAGAGCAGACGATCGATGCTGAGGCTGATGTAGTCGATGCGCCGATTGAGGGGGAGCCAGAACCTCCAGCGGAAGCAGAGCCGGCGGCTGACGTTTACGACGGCATGGATTTCTAATGGACATTAAGATCATCGCGTCCGGGAGCAGCGGTAATGCCTACCTTATCGGGGATGGCAAGACACGCCTGCTCCTGGATGCAGGCATCTCCTTCAAGCGCATCCAAGTCGGATGCGGATTCCAAACGAGCAGCATTGACGCCTGCCTTGTAACGCACCGGCACGGCGATCACGCAATGGCAATCCCAAAGCTCCTGCAACGCGGCATCGCAGTCTACAGCAACGCTGACGTTGCAGAGCTCCATAAGGGAGTACAGTCCTTGGCACCATTACAGGAGCATACCATCGGCACATTCTGGATCCTGCCATTTGAGGCGGAGCATGATGTACCATGCTACGGATACCAAGCAACATCGGTGGAGACGGGCGAAAAGCTCGTCTACATCACCGATAGTGCCTACGTCAAATACACATTTTCCGGATTGACCCACATCATGATCGAAGCGAACTACGCGCAGGAGATCATCATTGACAACGCCAAGCATGAGCGGATCCCGCTTTATTTGGCAGAGCGCGTCATCCAAACGCACATGAGCATCGAGACCCTTCTCGATCTTCTGCAGGCAAATGACATGAGTAAGGTGCGGCAGATTTACCTTCTGCATCTCTCGGACGGCAACAGCGACGCAGAGGCGTTCAAACGGCAAGTGCAGCAGGAGACGGGCGCAGAGGTTTATATTGCATAGAGGAGGATAATCATGGATATCACCATCAAGAAAATCAAGGTCGGCAAAGGCAAACTGGTCTTTGAATACGACAAGAAAGAGGATGAGGAGAGCCTCGTCAGCACGCACACATCGAAATTCGAAGAGGAACCAGAACCAGAGTTCTGGCGCATATTCGGTCTCCTTAGCGTCGATGTTTGCAAAATCCTCGAAGTAGACCCCGGACAGCTCGCCGAGCGCATGATACCAACCGGCGTCAGCTACTCCACAGATGGGAGCGGATATGAGGGGGCGATCATCACCTGCGAGTATCGCATGCCGCGATCCAGAGCAACAACCACGATCAACACGCCGCTGTTCAAATTTCCGCAGACAGATACCGAGAAGGGCCTCCCTGGATATTTCGGAGATAAGACCGTAGCGCACCTGCGTGACCTACAGGAGGAGGCGGTTCTTTACCTCGAGGGACATCGCGGACAGGGGAGCCTATTTGATGACGAGGATCGCGAGCCGCGCAATGTAACACCGGAGGATTCACCAACACGCCTCGTAGCAATTGCAGGCGGATCAGTCAAACAGATCGCGGGGTAAGGAAATGGCAGAACGCAGAATGTTCTCTAAGAGGATCATCGGTTCTGCCCGATTCCTCCGCATGCCGGGGTCAACACAAGCGCTCTACTTCCACCTTGGCATGGCAGCGGATGATGACGGCATCGTCGAGGCATACCCGATCATGCAGATGGTCAATGCCTCGGAGGATGATCTTAGACTTTTGGCCGCAAAGGGGTTCGTCAAGATCCTCAATGAGGACCTAGTGACTTATATCCTAGACTGGCAGGAGAACAATAAGATACGGGCCGATCGAAAAGTCAACAGCATCTACAAGGATTTACTTTTGCAGGTAATGCCCGAAACCACACTACTGGAGCCACGTCAGAGGGCCGATAGAGTACGTCCCGATGTGGAAAATGGCGACCACGGGACGACAGACGGACAACCAACGGACGACCCAATGTCAACCACGGGACAACCACGGGACACAAATGGGACGTCCCATGGACAACCAATGGACAGCCATGGGACGCAAACGGGACCGCATAGGATAGGTAAGGATAGGATAGGTAAGGATAGTATATATGCTGCTGCAGCTAGCGCGCACACGCGCGAGGATCCTCAAGACCAAGACGGACCGGATCATGGAGCAGTATTCCGAGCATTCTCTGACAATATCCATCCCGTCACAGGAGAGATTGAGCGAGATAAGCTCACAGATCTCACGGACGAATATGGCGCGCATTGGGTGACCTCGGCAATCGAAGAGGCCGCACTCTCCAACGGCCGCAGCTTGCGCTATATCACAACGATACTCGAGCGGTGGAGGCGTGACGGGTTCAAGGCACAAAGAAAGAAAGGCGGTAGTTATGGCACTGGCAGCACTCAAGGAAACGTGGCAGGAGATGGCGCAGAGAAGTCCCCGTATGCTGCGTACTTTGACGGAGATACGGTCAAGGGAAGCCCGTATGATCTGGGCGGCACGACCGAGGAGGGCGGAGATTCTGCGGGTGATCGGAGCACCCAGAGAGGCGATCCGGACGGCACAGGGGCTTCTTCTGGCAGCGGAAGCGGAGACGATCAAGCGAGCGCATGATGCGGCGTGTGCAGCGTGCCCGTACCGCGTAGAGAACTGTCATGAGTGCCGTTACAACGGGCGAGAGTTCCGCGACGAGAGATACCGTAATCCTCTTCTTTCCTGCATCCAGCCCTGCGCCAAGTACAAGACGCAGCAGGAGCAGCAGAAAATCGAGAGGATCATGGGCAGCGGCGGTGTCAGCGAGCGGTTCCGCTCACGCACATTCGCAACGTTTCAGGCAACTCCGGCGACAAAACAGGCGGTTGATTTATGCAGACGATTCTGTTCGGCGGTAAAGCTGGATCCCAAAGTGCCGGGGCTTTTGCTCAAAGGTAACTGCGGGACGGGAAAGACGCATCTGGCCGTCTCGATTCTGCGCGAGACAGCGGAGGCGGGTATCCCCGGAATGTTCGTGGTCGTCCCTGATCTGCTCGCCAAACTGCGTGCGAGTTTTGGGCAGAAGGACGGTAAGGCGGCGGCACTGGTCGAGGCGGCAAAGAACGCCCCGCCCCCTGTGCTGGACGACC